CGAGCGACCATTCGTGCAACCCGTCCGGCAACACCGCCCGTTGCCGGAAATCCTTCGGCTCGTACCGCAGGGTTTCGTGCACCACGGTGCCGTCCGCGTCACGGTACTGGTACGTCGCCACCGCCTTGCGGTTCGCCACCGGCTTGACCGCCGGTCGTGTCAGTTGGACCAATTCCATTATCGCCATGTCCTCCGGCCACCATCCGCCTCTGATCAGCGCGCGCTTGACATCATCCTGCGGGCACTTTGCGTGACAGAACCAGAGCGTCCGCGACCCATCATCAGCCTCGCTGATCGACAGCGATGCATGGCGATCCTCATGCGCCGGGCATTTCGCCATCCATCCCTTGGCATTCCGTCGCCCACCGAGGCTGCGCGCCAGTTCCTCGGCGGTTGGGTACCGCGTCATCGTCGTCATGATTTGACCAACCTGCCATCGTGCGTGCGCCTTGCGCATCGCGCCGTTTCGTGACCGTCTTCGATGCAGTAGTTGTTCGCCTTAGGCCTCAACTCACGCCACTTATGCCCGTACGGAAGGTCTGCACCCCAATCCTCAACCCAATATCCACTACCGTCCTGCAGCCGTTGCTTATTTGTGCCAACTGCAATGGTTTCACAAACACCACCATATTCATACGCGGGTGTTCCGGTCCAATAGCCCCCAAAAGCATCACCGACTATCCTCACGCGTTCCGTATCGGACAGGCGTGCAAACACGCCGCATGTCACTAAATAGAACGGCGTCGCGCGTGGTGGACCATCTAGCAGGATCGCCGGGAATCCCGTCATGGCGCTCAATTCATCGCATCGCGTCACTTCGAGCAATGAAAAGCCGCTGTCAGGCTTGACCTCGGCGTGCATGCCCGCGACTGGCAACCAGAAGTCCGGCAGGTACGGCCCTGATGGAAGCGCGTACCCCTCATCCTCGTACCGCCATGCCACATTGATCTCATCAAAATACATCGCCCATCGCGCTTCCAATGCGCTCTTGAACTTGACGCCACCGTAGTAGGTCGGTAGCGCCACAATCAATCGTTCCGCACTCATGACCGTCATCCCTCATGATCCACGGCGTTCTCCATTGCCTCGATCTCTGCCCAGGCATCCCATGCGATGGTGGCTGGAACGATGAACGCCGATGCGTCCAGGTCACGCTTGGGCTTCCATGAGCACTCACGGCAAAACCACGCGCCCGCATGTTCATCCTCGGCAAACGGGATGAACCGGGCATCAGGGCACCATTTAGTGCCGTTGCGCGCGCACTTCGGCCACGCGCACGGCACATTCTCAACCAATCTCACGCTTGGCATGTTTCCCCGTCCCTTCCGGTTCCAGCCACGATGCATGATACCCCGCCATGAACAATACGGCGGGTTGGCTTGCACCAACCCGCCGTACCGCGCCCTTCTTTCGCCCGGATCAGAACGGACTGTCGTCCAGATCCAGTTCCGCGACCTCGCGTTCCCACTGACCAGCCGCCGGACCGGCGACCACCTTCACGGGCAGGCGCCCCTTGCCACGCGCATGCGGATTGAACGGTTCCGGTGCGGTGCCAGGCAACGGCGTTGCGGTCCGTTGCACCGGTTCCTCCTCCACCTCAACCGGCAACAGCGTCGCATCCTCGGCAGGCGTCCATCCATCCTCGGACAAGCGCGTGAACACGCCGGTCCCGAGGATGTCCCGGTCCGGCAACAGCCTCGCGATAATCCCCGCCTCAAGCGGCTCCTTGCGCGTGTCAATCCACCACTTCGCGAAGCCGGAGTGATCGTAGTCCTCGCCCGAGAACTCGACCCCCATCATCAGGTCGCTGAACGCAGACCGCACGTCCTGAATTGCTACCTCGTATTCCGCCTGCGTCAACCGACCCGCCTTGACGGCACCGGCACCGACTGCCGTGACGCTCTCCAGCCACGTCCGCATCTCGGATGCGCGAGACTGGCGGACCGATTGCGCCCACGGTACCTGCTTGGGTCCACCATCGAGCGCGACGCGCTTCCCGGCATCAACCGACGCCTGATCCGACTCCACCATCTTCGCGGTGTAACAGTCCCGGCAGTCCCTGTCGCGCTGCGCCTGCACCCAACGGCTGTTGTCAGGGTTGGAACCGGCGAACACCTGGATGATGCCGGTGTGTCCGCACAGGTGCGTGATCTCGTAGTCTTGCTTCTCACCGCCACCAGCCACACGTTGGAACTTGGGTAGCGCACTGCGTTGTGGTCGTTGCATTGCCACCATGGTCTCCTTAGAACTCGCCATCGTTCGCAACCGTCGTCGCGCCATTCATGCCGGACGTCACCGCCCGTGGTGGTTGCGCCGGACGCACCGTCGTGCGTGCCTCGCTGTACGTCACCTCCTCGTATCCCGCCAGCCCGTCACCGGACCCGTAATACCCTGCCATGGCAAGCGCCCGTCCGTACGCCGAAGTTTCCGCGGTCTCGACCGGCGAGGATGCCTGCGCACCGCCACCGGACCCACGGGTCACCTCGGACGACCCTTCGAACACGCGCCCGTCGGTGAATTGCACCGTCACCACGACGATGTGGAACTCACCGAGGCTCGTGAACCGCGTCACCGTCGACGCGATCCCCATCGGCCGGATCCACTCCCCGTGCGCCTGCTGCGCCCGGTGCGCCACCGTCGCGTACGGTTTGCCCCGTATCTGCATTATTCCGCCCATGTCCCTTTGCCTTCCGTTCCGAGCGCCTGATCAACAGCGCCGGGACCACCCCGAGCGCCTGTGCAATCCGTTCGAGCGTCTCCTTTCTTATCGCCGCCTGGCGCTTGCCGTCAGCCACGTCCCGCCCACGCTCGGCGCGCACGATGGTGGCATACGACGTGTTCGACAACCGCGCCAGCGTTTCCCTCGACATGCCTGCGAGCAGGCGGACCTGCCGCATCGTCTCGCCGGAGATCCGGACATCGTCGCCGTACCCGCGCCACGCGACCGTGACGCTGGCGCGCTCAAAGTCCGGCATCACGCGGTACCCCGTGCGATCAGCCGTCGCAGTTCGTGCCACGCTCGTTCCAGGAACTCGACCTGCCGTCCGTCGTCCAACCCGTATACCGCCCACGTCAGGTACAACCCGTCCGACAACCGGCCCCGCATCGTGCGCCGGACCGCCTCCGGAATGTAGCGGACCTGCACCCGTTCGAGCGCCTCGTCCGTGTCCCGCGGTACCCCGTTCTCGTTGCCGTCGATCAGGAACTCCCACCCGAGCCGTGCGACCAGGTGATCGTGCGTCCACGCCTCCACGTCGAGCGGACTGCGAAACCGCAACCGCCCATCCGTCGTCACCGCGCCGGTGACCGATACCTCGGTGACCACATCCTCGATCAGGTCGCCGTTCATGCCATCACCCCGAACCCGGAGCGCATGACGGCGCGGGCCTCATCCTCGTCGCATTCGATCACGCTGTCGCCGGAGGCATCATCCACAATCATCGTGAACACGTCCGGCCTGCGCTCGGGTCGCACGACAACCACCGGAACCGACGCCTGGAGGATGCCACCGCGGACCGGACGGCGATACCGCCCGTACGGCGAGATCATGTCCCAGACGTCGGACCACACCGCTTGCCTCGTCGTGAGCACGCCACGCTGATCGACGAACCCGTGCGTGATCACGGATAGGTCCGCCAAGTGCCCGTGATCCCGCGTCACCGTGATGTCCGCATCGGGATAGCGCGCGGACAACTCCATGTGCACCTGCACCTCGAATGCGTCGCACGATGCGTTGACATCATCGCCGACCTCCGGACCGACGCCGATCAGCGCCGGTGTGTACGTTACCTCGATCTCCACCTGTTCCCCTTTCCTGGTCTGTCCTACATGGTGCCACATGGCTATAACCATGTCAAGCGTTTGGCGAACCAATCTGGAAACTTGGCTACCACTTCCGGCCGCTCGAAATCGTCCGTCCCATCGCGTCGATGATCGGCCTCGCAAACACCTCGGACGCGGATTGCGCGTCGTTGTCGTACCACGCCTCACCGCGTCCCAGGACGATCACTTTGACGCGATCCTCACCGACGCGTCGTGCAATCGCGACCGCGTCGTACGAGCGGTCCCGCAGCGGACACCAGCCAGCGTTGACGTGACTATCGTGGGTCTGGCAAGCGATCACCGGCTTGACGCCGTTGCGGTACGGTCCGCACAACCAGCGGGCGAAATCGTGACCATCGTCCGTCACCGTGCGCCACACGCCGGTACCGACCACGTAAATCAGTCGGCCGGTGTCGCGCTGGCGCAACATCCACGCGGTTTCCTGATGCAACCACCGCGCATTGTTCGCGGCTTGAAGGTTTGCCGCCTCGAAGGCTGTTTCGCGCCGGTGTGCGCCGGTGCGCTGGTACGCATGCAGCACGTAAAAGCGGACCCGACCCTGCGATATGACCCACGCGTCGTACCCGTCGACCAAGCGCTCGCGCATCATGTTCGCGTTTAGTGCACGTCCAACCCGCCTCGGGTCCGGTCGATCAGGACGCACCAATGACACTTTCAGCCGTTGTCCGTCGTACAACGTCACCCCTGGAGCGTCCAGCACCGCGCGTTTCGCCGTCTCCCAATCCGGCGCCTCGACGAGCGCCAACATGTGCTCGTTGGCGATCTGGTTCCGCGGATGCGCGCCGTAGCGCCGCACCGTCCACTTGTATGTCGTCACAGTCCCAACTCCATCTGTGCCCCGAGGCACGCTGGTGATAGCCACAGGCGCTCGCGCTTGTGCGCCTTGACATCCGTGCTATATCCCGATCCGCTACCCGCCTTGCCTTGGACCTTGCGCCGGCCGAGCGCCCGCAGCGCATCGTGGTCCTCCTCGAAGCCGCACAGGACGATCCGCAGGGTCGCATCCGCCGTCAGGCACCACTCCCGTACCGCGTGCGACACGTCCGCATCGACGTGCCCGTACAGGTCGCCTGACGTCGCGTACGGCGGATCAAGCAGGATCGCGATTGATCCGTCACCGCCCCGCGTGGCACGTACCGCGCTCGGTGTCACGACGCGCATCCAATCCCCGCACGTGATGCGGACCGATTCCAGCCTGGCCGAGAGCGCCTGCATGTACGTTTGCAATGATGTGACGTTCACGGACAGCATGCCTTTTCCGCCGTCGCCGAGATGTGGCAGTTTACGTTTGACGCCTTGGCCCGAGTTGCCGACCTTGCGAAGGTGCCCGTCAACGACGCGCCACGGCCCTGATCCCCACGGGTCTCCGATGCCGCAGGCGCACACGTACAGCCACCATCCGGCCGCCTTCGCATCGTGGTGCAGGGGATCACCCTCAAGCCACGCGACGAGGTCCGCATCACGTCGTGCCTGGAGCCACGCCAGGCGTGCGTGATAGTCGATCTCGGTCACCGGCCCGGATACGGCATCAGCGACCGCGTGCGGCGACAACTGAATGGACCGCCACGTGTTGACCAGCCACCCGTCCGCATCGTTGAGCGTCTCCACGCGACCGCCGGTGACGGACGGACGCGCCAGCAGCACCGCGGCTGATCCGGCGAACGGCTCTACGTACCCGCCCGGATCACCGAGTGCCTGCCAGATCACCGGCGCAGCGCGGTGCTTGCCGCCGAAATAGGGAAACGGAGCCTTGAGCGTCACAATCTGAACTCCATCTGTCCCCGTGGTTCCGTCGCCGTCAACGCCGCCAGGCGCTCCTGCAAGTGCGCCAGCGCTACCGCGCGATCCGTCCCGAGGTCCACTTCCGCGTCACGGCCACCGCCCCACGGCACGACGGCATACCGTCCGTCGCGCAGGATGATTTCCCACACGCCTCGCGTCGACCCTTGAGTCACGCTGGTGCGCCTGACGTGGTTCGCACCGGCGCGGTACAGCGACGCGACGCAGTGCGCCGTCTCGCCTGCGATCCACGGTTGCCAGCGTGGCAGATCATCCGCCACGCCCTCGAAGATCCGGATACCGAGCGTCACGATCTCCCCGTCGTATTCCGGGTCCGTGACGTTCACAGGTCACGCCGGTACGCGTCGGCGTCCTCTTGCATCGCGTCACGCAGCGCCCGCAACCGCGCCACCGCCTCCATCAACGTGACACCGTCATCCGCAGCGCCCGTCCACACGTCGCGCCATTCGCCGTTGTGCGCGCGCGCCTTGGAGAGTTTCGCGGCTGACCAATCACGCACCGTGAGCGGACCCACAACGCTGATCGTGTACACACCGTCGCGCTCGGTGAGGTACGCGATCTGTCCGCCTGCCTCGTTGCGACGCTCGCGGTCCTGCTGATCCCACGAGATCAATCCCCAGTGCTGGACGCTGTGATCGCCCTTCACCGTCGTGAACGGTCTGTACTGCGGCACCGCGTTGACGACGTACGAATGCGTGTACCGCGTCGGGTCCATCCGCGGCGCCAGGGTTGCCCGGACCTTGGCCGTTCGTGCTTCCATTGCAATCTCCCCTTTCCAGCGTCATCGTAATACATGGCTATAACCATGTCAACCTTTTTCGGGACCAATTCCGGGCAAACGGAAAACCCGCCCATCCGGTGGTCGATGCCGGACGGACGGGCGGAAACGGAAGGGAACCGGACTGGAAGGGGAAATGTGGCGGGGAGACCGCCACCATCAAAACGGATGATGCCCGCCGGTGTTTCGCACCGACGGGCACCAGGCGGATTGCACCCGTCGCAACGGGGGAAATGCGACGGATGCTGCGCGCAACCGGCGCGCGGGGAAACACGCCGGTTACCCGGTCGGCGTGGCGGTCAGGATTATGGCGACCACGGTCCCGATCACGCTATCAACGGCCTGCTCGAACGGCGCGACGTACTCACCGAGACCGATCAGGTTCAGGAACGCATCAACGGTGCCCGCGCTCGCGACCGCCTTGGCAACCCAGATCACGGCGCGCACGATGGCGATCCCCATCGTCGTGACGGCAACGACGCGTCGCCAGTGGCGACCGGCCGAGCGCGCCCATGCGAGCGACGCCGTGAACGCAATCCACAGCGCATCCTGAACCAGATCGCGCGTGCGCATCATCGGACCGCTCCATATACACGTATGCCCGCCCCACGGTGGGTTGCCGTGTAGGGCGGGCACTCGGTTTTGCGTTTGCGCGAGTTGTGGTTGACCCAAACGCAGTGGCGTCGCACCAAACAGGGTCGCGACACCTCCCAGGTTTCCCCGGTTGCGCCTAGTCTATCACGCACCCGGTGTCGTTGTGCCACCACCACCGGACCCCGCGGACCCTGGCGGGTACCCGTTGCCGTTACCGTTCGGCGTCTGGCCGGACCCTCGGAATAACCAGCCCGTCACCGCACCAGCAGCGCCCACGAGCGCGGTCTGACTCGATTGCGACTGATCGTACAGCGCCGACCAACAGATCGCGCCCACGACCATGACCGCGATGACGCCACCGACACCCTCGCGGAACGTCCACACCGGCTTTTCAGGCAACACCGGCGGACGCCTCGGCCGACGCGGCTGCGGCTTCGAGTTCGGCCACCCGCGCCTTTAGTGCGCCGATCTCCTCAATCCACGCACCGAGGCTGGCACTGTTCGCCGACCACGCCTTGACGGCGCGCAACAGATCCGGCACCTCGGATGCCGGGTAGCCAGTCTCGGTCAATGCCTCGGCGATTGCTTTCAGTTCCGGTGTCACGGCGTCCTCCTGGTGCGTCTCCGCCCACGCATCGTACGCGTGCGCGACAAGGATCGGGTCGTAGTATTGCGCTGCCACCGCCTCGCGAGCCTGACCCTTCGGCCAGTAGCGCCAGTGTGGCGGTTGCTCGCGGGACACCTCGAAGTGCAGATGGCAATATTCCCACCCGCCGGACCGTCCGACCGCTGCAATCGGTTGCGTCCGTTTCGCCGTGGTCCCGATCTCGGTGTACGTCGCGTCACTCAGATGGCAATAATGCACGTAGGACCCCGCGTAGGGTCCCGCGTCAAGTCGCCACCACTGATGCAGGCCGAATCCGGTCAGATCCACGATGTGCGCCACGAGCGTCTGATCGGTGATCGCGACTACGGGCGCACCGCAGTCGGCATTGCCGCCCGACCCGCTATTGAAGTCGACCCCTGGGTGCCAGCATCCGGACCCATTGTCGTCCAACCACCCAAATCCACCCATGAGGGCGTTGTGTTCCGTGCTGTCAATCTGGGGAAACATGCTCATCCTCCTTGGACCACAGGTCCCATTCGTTGCTGACATACGCGTCACGGTTGCGCTCGGTGTGTGCCAGCCGGTACAGGCCGGGTTCCGACCGCACGTACGCGTGCACCGGGCATCCGCACGATTGGACCGCCATCGTCGATGTGGCGTAGGACCTCCCATTGGGACAGTTGCGCCGTGCAATCGCCATGAGTTCATGCAACCCGGACTCGCTGCCACCCGCCTTGATCCACGTTTCAGCGATGGTAGCCACGGCCCGCCTCGATGCTGTGACCGATCATCGCGATGACGATCCACATCAGGATCGCGCCGATGCAGATGCGGATCACGGCAGTGGTTCCACCGGCGGTGCCGTCCATACGCCGTCGATCAGCGTCCAGTCCGGCGGTACAAACTCGTCACGCTCGGCGTCGTAGGCGTACCCGATCCCGGCATATCGTCCGCGGATGCGTCCGTTGTAACTGGTCTGCACCCACGTGCCACCGAGTAGGTCGGTGAGAAACACCTTGCCGAGCATCTCATCTTCTGTGCCATCCGGCGTGGTTATCACGTCGTTGGCGACCACGAGCACGCGGATGACGGTGTTGGTTGAGTCGATTTCAGCGTAATGTGCCATCTTGTTACCCCAATGCCAGTGCGAGGATGACGACGCCGGACCCGCCTGCGCCGCCAGCGCCACTACCACCGCCTCCACCGCCAGTGTTTGCAGTCCCTGCCCCGCCAGTTGGCCCGGCCACATTGCCCGCACCGCCTCCACCGGTAGCAGTGCCCGCAGTCACGCTACCCCATCCGCCACCACCACCCGCACGGGTCACGCTTGTGCCTGTGATTGACGATGCCACGCCCGATCCGCCATTACCGCCAGTCGTTGACCCGGCGTTGCCTCCCACTGATCCCGCGCCACCACCACCGGCTGCGGCGTTTACGCTGTACCCCATGCCGCCAGCATACCCCTGTGCAGTCGTTCCGGCACCGCCGTTCTCGGTGTTCAATGCGGTACCGTTGCTGCTGCCGTCGCCTCCGCCAGACCCTCCCGACAATCCGGTCATGCTGTTGGATGTCGTCTTGCCGGGGCCACCGCTGCCCCCACCGATTGCCGTGATGACATTGGCGGTTGATGCAACCCCGAAACTACTGTTGCTGCCATTGGTACCGTAGTTGAACTGAACGGCTGGCCCGCCGGTTCCACCTGCTCCAACCACCACGGTGTACGTCTTGCCGGGCGCAAGGCTGTACCCCGCGCCGCTGTTCGTCCCGCCTCCGCCCGTCTCAGTGCCAAAAGTCTGGACGTATCCTCCCGCCCCGCCTCCAGCAGAAAGAAAGCCACCACCACCACCACCACCCGCGATGACCAGAACTTCTGCCCGTACCGGAGTTCCCGTGGTAAGCGTGATCGTTCCCGTTGACGTGAACTCGTATACCGACCACGTTGTTCCGTTGTTTGACGTGACATATTTGTTTTGCGACCCACCACTGATTGTGACGTTGCCCGCCGTGGTACGCCCAACGGTGCGGTACTTCGCGCCCGCGATGCCGGACCCGCCCGCGTTGCTTACACTCACGGCCCGGTCAACCCGTACGCGGTGATGTGTACCGCAGCGTTGCTGGAATGCGCCACGAGGTAGCGATTGGTCGGATCGAGGCACACGCCGTCGCCGAGCATCACGCTGTCGTTGCCTGCAATCGTGGCACCGGACACGATGTACGCGCCATGCGTGCCGGTGGTCGCCGACGTGCTGACGTTGTACGTGTACGACGTCGCGGACGTGTTGGCGATGACGATCCGCGACACGACGGTATACGTGGATGCCGTCGCGCCGTTATCGTGGATGTTCGTTGCGCTCGTCGCCACCGTCGTGCCGAGACGCTTGATTACTTCCGCCATGTCATGCTCCCATCAAGAGGAACGTGCGGGCAAACCCGCCGCCTAGCGAGGACTCGGACCCGGTCGAGTCGATCTTCACCACGCTCCCGTCCGTCTTTGCGTACAAGGTCACGGTACCGCCTGCCGATGCGCCTGGTGACGCGATCTGCGTCAGCGTGATCGCGTTCTCGATTGCCACCGGACCGTCAAGCCCCTTGAGGTACCGGAGATCGTTGACGATCTCGTTCCAGTTGCTTGCGGTGACGACGTACCCGGTCGAGCGCGTCGTCGGTGTTGCCCATGCCATGATCCATTATCCCCTAATACGCCAGTCGCGTGGATGTGTCGAGCGCCGAGACGTCAAGCGCCCAGAACCCGGCACCGTCAGCCGGTGACAGTTGCCACCGGACGGTATGGAGTGTGCCACCGTTCGAGATGCTATGTTCGATGCGCTCGATGTGGAATGCGGCGTTGATGCCGGTACGCGCCCCGGCGTCCGTGATCGTCACGCGGTCGGACAGGTCACGCGCCAGAGCCTGCGTCATCAGCGTCGCCGACGCATTGCCGACGATGCCGATGACGGGCCGGTCCTGTTCGTCCTTCTTGGTTGACAGCGTCCACGATGCGCGGTCCGCAGCCGTGCTCGCGTCGAGGAACCCGGCGTTGATCGCGAGCCGCCTCGGACCTTTTGCGGCCTGCGATGTCGCGTCCGTTGCGGTGACGCTGCCGGTCGCGTGCGTCACCTTCACCTCGTTGGCGATGTCACGCACTGGTCGCTCGGCCGCGACATCCACGAGTGCATCGGTGTCCGTGAACGTCCCTTGGCTGACCGTGTACGGCGTCTTCAGTCGCGTGTGCCGGTCCTGGAAGACGACCTTGCCTGCGCCGGACATGTAAACCAACCCCGCCTCGTTGTCGATGCCGATGCCTTGGATCTGCGACAGCACAGATTGGTCGGTGTACGACGGCGTTATCGTGGATTGCCCCGTCGCGAGGTCGCGCAATCCGGCAGGCCACGATGCGCTGTTGAGCGCCACGCCGATGCTGGTCCCGGTCGGCACCAGCGTGTACGTCGGCGTCGTCACCGCAAGGTCCAGCCACGCAAACCCATCGGCGAGGTCGAGCGTGCAGGTGCGAACGTTCGGCGTCGGCACCGGCGTGATTGATTGGATGTACCCGTAGTAGAGGTCGTACGTCACCGCCAAGAACGTGCCCCTGATTCGCACCGCCCGCATTGTAGCCACGTTGCCGTACAACGGTGACAGCGTGTAACCCGGACTGAACCGCCCATCCTCGTTGATCAGCGTGACCCGCGCGGTGCCGGTCTGGACCTGCGAGAGCACATCATCGCGCCCACGCGTGATCGAAACCGACTGCACGTACGACGTGATGTCCGTGAACGTTGACGGGTTTGCCCCGTCCGCGGTCGCGAGTTCCACGGTGTACATTGCGGTGACCATCAGGCGAACCCAAGGTTCGAACCGACGAGGTTCTGGCGCTTGAGGTACGACCACGTCGTGCGTGCGATCACCTGTCCGTCAAGTTGGATGATGATCGGGCGCCCGTCATCGGATGCGGCTGCACCCGCTCCAGGCATTCCACTCGATGCGGCAATGGGTCCGCCATTGCCGGGTGTTGCTATTCGAGGCACGTCCACAAGATTGGCAACTGCGTTGCTGACTGCCGGTCGTGATCGGTCAACACCAAGCGTCATGCCATCACCGATGGCGCGTCCGACAATCTCGAACTCCGTCGACGGCGAATGCACGCCAAGTGCAGCCTTGGCAGCGTTCAAAGCATCGTTTGCGGCGTTGCGCACCATGTCGCGCAGTCCGCTCATTGCGTTGGACACACCGTTTTTGATGCCGTCAATGATTGCAGTGCCCACACTGGTGGCTGCTGCCATGAACGAGGCAGGCAAGCCTTTCACGAACTCCATGACGGTGTTGAAACTCGTTGTGATCCACTCAACGGCAGAGGTGACCGCGGTCTTCAACATGTCCCACGCGCCGTTCACCGCGTTGCGAAATGTCTCGTTTGTTTCGTAGGCGTACACCAGTGCGGCTGCCAACGCCACCAACGCCAAAACGACGATGCCGATCGGATTCATCGTCAGCACGAAATTGAGCGCCGTCTGTGCGGCGGTCATCGCAATCGTGGCGCCTTCCATTATTGCGGTGTACGTTGCAGCCAAGGTGACTGCAACCTGATACGCGACAAATGCCGCTGTCGCCCCAACAATGACTGCTTTGAGGATTTCCGAAGCCGCTGAACCTGAATCAAAAAACGCCTGCACCTCCTGAATGGCAGTGCTGATTGCCTTGATGGCGTCGACGAAAGTGTGGAAAATGGCCTCGGCAGTCGGGCCAAACACCTCGCCGATGCGGATTTCCAAGGCGGTAATGATTGCCTCGAAGGTTGACAATCCGTGGTCGGTGCTGATGTTTTGCACCATGACGATAAAACCGGTTACCGACTTGATTGCTTCTGCAACCGATCCACCAACAATGGATGCAAGGCTCGTAAAACCTTCCTGGTTGTTTCCAACGACACCGGCAAGCACGTCAAGGGAAGAAGACAATTGATCGAAAATCGGTTGTGCCGCGTTCAGGCGAATGCTATCGAGCGTGTCATTGAATGTCGACCAACGACCACCAAGCGTGTTTGCCATACCGGCCACGAGGCTGGCGTCAACGCCCATCTCGGCCATGGCGATACGCACGGCCTCAAGCGCCGGTACGCCTTCTTCCTTGAGTGCCTTGAGTCGCTCGCGTGGCAGATTGAACCGTTCCACGATGGAGGTGAAATCGCCAGAAAGTGCCTCACGCAGGCTGAATGCCGCACCGGTCAAACCTTCGGACGGATTGAGTGCTGCAAGCACTTCCGCCTGCTTGATCACGTCCATCAATCCGACGCCAGCGGCTTTGGACGCTGGTAAAAGCGCCGCGGTGGCGTCAGCCATTTCCTTGAAAGCGAACGGCGTCTGGTTGGCTTCAGTTCGCACTTGGGCCAGAATGTCATCAGCCGCGGCTGCCGAACCCGCGAACGCCACCATCTTGGTGCGCGTGTCCTCAAGTTCCTTGGCTAGGCCAAAACCGAACGCGTTCGCAAGTCCAACGGCACCTTCGCCGATAGCACTTGCGCCTTGCGCCGCCATGCCGATGCCGGACAACGCGGACCCGATGCCCTTTATGGCTGCCATCGGCGCGGACAACGCACCAGACAAACCGCCAAGACCTTTGTGCAGCCGGTCCAATGGCCCGCTGAACTCATCCTCGGCGGTTATCCTGACGTTTAGTTCCGCGGTTGTCGCCATGTCAGCCTTTCAGTTTGCGTGCCGCGTCCAGGAGTTCGATTGCCCAGAACACGTCGCGTGCATTTGCCTGACGTGCCGTCTCCAGCGTGTAAGCCGGAAATGTGGTCGCGATTACCGCCCGGTGATACACCGAAATCGTCTCGCGGTCGCATGCGTTCGGCATATCGACCAGCCACTTCCCAAACTCGGTCAGGCTTTTTTTGGGACCGCGAGGCACCCCGCAATGCCTTCGCAGACTGCGGCAAACTGCCCTGGCGTCAAACGTCTCAACCCGGCTCGGTCAGTTCCACCCGTTAGGGTGCCGCCAACCACGCATGATGACACCGCGTCGAGCATGCTGGTTGCGGTGCCACCTTGCAAGTCCTCAATCATTCCCATTGTCAATGCTTGCGGGTCGATGTCGACCGTAAAGCCTTGAAGATCAGCGTTCAGCGCCACCGTCAAGGTGTCGCGTTTGCGTCCTGCCATTGTTGCCCCCCGTGGCAGTGTTAGGAGAACGTCACCGTTCCCGTGATCTTGTGGGTTGCAGTGGCCTTGATCATGTCGCCTACCGCAATCGGCAGGGACAGTTTGGTGACGATGGTTTCCATGCTGACGGTTCTGGTTCCGTCGGTGAATGATAGAGTGCCCTCCACGCCAAGGCGTCCGGTGTACACCGTCCATATGCCCGTCGTGTTGGTGTTGTTGTACATGAACTCGTGTGTGACATCGTCGCCACCCTTCAGGCCCGACGTGAATTCCATCCACTGGTCACCAATGGTCGTTGTCTCGTGCGTCGCTGAAGATACACTGAAATCAAGGCTGACGGTTTCCGCCTTGAGGTCAGCCGGTGTTCCGCCACTGTTGTCGATGTTGATTGATGAGATGTCCTTGCCGTGAACGCGTGCCATGGTCGTCGTGCCTCCTTAGAACCTGGCGAACCCGGCCACAAACGTGACCGAGGACGTGCTGTTGATAGTCGATATTACTCGCAAGTAGCGGTTCACCGTACCGGTGACTGTCGATGTCTGGCACGACTCAGCCGTGGACGCCGTGAAGGTCACGAGGTCCACCCACGTGGAGTTGTTCGTCGAGTGCTGGATTTTCACCGTTCCACCAGTGCCGGTTACCGCGGTGACATGCAGGTTGGACCGTCCTCCGTTGGCGGATGATGCGGCGTTGTCGACGCTCGTACCGTTGGTGCTTGTGCTATCGGCACCGAGCACGTGCAATAGGACACCGTTCAGCCCGGCCCGCCCGTTGCCTTGCAACGTGCCGTTGATTTTGACAATGTCAGCAACCGTGATCGGCTGTGCATGTTTGGTCAATATGGCCTCACTGCACAGGATGCCAAAATCCCCGACCTCATCCGCATCGCCATCATAGATCGAAAGCACACTTGCGCCTGCGGTGTCTGATCCAAGTAATGCCTCAAACTGGCGTTCGATGGAAGTCACCGATCCGCCTGAATTGGTCTGGTAGAACCCATCAACCGACGCGTCCCACGATCCAAGTCCGGGATCATATGTCACGTATTCAGCGCCAAACGTCGTGACATCGTGCGTGTCGGCATTTGCCGTGACATCCACCGATGCGAGATCGGTTGACACGTCACGGTAACCGAGATACACGCGGACATCCTTGCCGTGCATCCTAGCCATTCGTCACCGCCTCATCCGACGTGGATGACGATTCCGGCGCAGTCTCTACGACGGGGATCGCGCTTGCGGTCCACCCCGACGCAATGACATGCCCTTCGGCAACCAGCCAGGCGTTCTCGTTCACGACGCTGTCCGGCACGTCATCGCCTGCCTCGACGCGGACTTCTCCGCCTTTACCGTCCGGCCAATTGATGCCGGTCGTTGCTTGCCACGTCATGTCGGCCAGACCTCCACGGTAAACCGCACGCCGAAATAATCGACGGTTCCAAAACTAAGCGTACCGTAATCGCGCCACGAAAGGACGCGCGTGGCGTATGCAGCGCCACCCAGCGTGCCGTCGCTTTCGATGGCCGCCTTGATGCTTGTGGACCCCGTCCGAGACAGATAGGTGTCCACCAAGTCCTGCGAGACGTCCCACGGACTGCCACCTGTGGACGCCAGAAGCGTGACGTCGTACCGCTGCACGTCCTGCCCGTTCGCCATCGACAGGTCGTAGTCATGCTCGGTCGGGCGGATAATTACCGCTGGTACTTGTGGTGTGGTCGGCACGGTCTTGTAGACGTTGAGTCCGCTGATTGTTTCCAACCGTGTTGCAAGTCCGGCACGCACCGTCGAAAGGCTCATGCGCCTTGGCTCCACAGGCGCTCAATGTCGCGCCCGGCTGCTTGAAAGAACCCACGAATACGGCCAAGGTTTTCCTCAAAGGCAGTCCGGAGAAACGGACGCGGTTTGGTGCCACGGCGCTTGATGGATCGTGCAACCGCGTATGGATTGATGTTGCCATGCCGTCGCGCCCATAGCGCAAGTCCGCCCGCGGTTGGTGGTTGTGACCCTGGTCTGCGCCCGTCATGCACGGCTCGCGCGTAGATGACGTTCGTGCCAACCGTGGCAAACCGTGGCGGGTCGGATGTGTCCACCGCATTCGTGATCGATGCACGCAGCCGTCCGGTATCAACCGGCGCATTGCGTTTTGCCTGCCCCTCAACGACATACGCCGATTTCTTCAACGCGGTACGGATTGGTTCGGCCATGATGGCTGACGCGCGCGCCTTGCGTTGCATCTCCTCGGCGTTTATGACGCGGATTGAAAACCCTACCATTGCGCCTGCACCACCATGTCCATTTTTCGGTACGGCCGGATCAACGCCAAATACTCACTGTCGGCGCTGGCGATGCGGGTTGTTGTGAGCATGTCGGTGGCAACCACGCCAAGCGGTGCCTTGTTCCGCTCGAACAGGCGCGACGCCATGCGGATGCACGCCTCATTGATCGCGTCAGGGTACGACCCTGTCGAGTTGTACCCGAATGATCCGGTGACCAGTGCACCACGTCGGCGCGTCGGGAACTGGTATTGCCCGGTGTCGTTGACCACGATCCTCGTGTACGGCGGACCGTCGGCCGGTTCGAGGTCGTAGTCGGTCGCCGACCACGTGAACCCGTAAACCCGTGTGCCTGATCCTGACGACGAGACGGTCTGGATCGTCGTGACTGACAGGACATCGTCCGGCACGAACAGGGTCAGCGCGTTGTCGGGTGTGTAGTATTTCGTCGCCGAGACGCTGTAGAAGATGCGTCCGGTGTCCTCGTCGATGACGCGCGACGCTGCCGTGATGGCGGCTGCTATCACCGTATCGTGCGTGGTTGTCGCGCTCGGGATTGACGCACGCGCCTTGACCTGCGCCAGGCTGCAGTAATCGAATGTCGCGGTCGCCGCCGAGGTGGCTAGGAATGTTGGCATGTCGTCATGTCACCGTGATCGCCGTCGGGTTGCTGAAGTTCCAGCCACCCAGTTGCCTCCACAGATAGTACGCGCCAGGGTCGATGGTGAACGTCGCCACGCCAGCCGCGCTGGTGTAGAGCGTACCGGCAACGACGGTCGCGCCCGCGCTGTCGGTGCTAATCCACACCGCGCACCCCTCGATGGCGGTCAGTCCGTCGGGTTGCCGGATCGTCACCACGTACGTGGATGATCCGCTTCCCGTCGCCGGTGCGTACGCCGAGGTTGCCAGCCGCGTGCTTGTCGCCACGTCGGTTCGTCCGAGGATTGTCGTGACGTCCGCTTGCAAACTGGTGACGCTGGACGGCGCGGTGTACGACGCGGTTGGCAACCGTGACGCGACGGACGCGTCGAGGTACTCGGTGCCCGCTTTCGACACGACCCATATCGCGGGAATGTGTTGCTGATCCGGCGTCGAACTTGTCGTCTTGAAGATGGCGACGTATTCGCCCTCCACGGTGACCGACGCCGATGCGAGTTGGTACAGGTACAGGCCGCCACCGACTGCGGTCGCGCTGCCCGCCGTCACGACTTGCGTCGGTGACGCTGACGTGTTGACGCGCCACACATCGACCGTCACGGTGAGACCCGTGACGCCTTGCTTGGTGGCGACGTAAAAGGCGTAGAACGTCAGCGCGACGCCGGTCTGTTCTAGTGGCATGTCAGCCGGTTCCTCCAGGCAACGTCACCCCAGTCGCCCTTGCCAAGGCATTCCGGGCCGCCTCGGGCAGGGTCGACTGTCCCGCGATCCACGTTGCAAGCGCGGTCCGTTCGGCCAGTTCCAAGGCGTCCTTGGCATCCTTCTCGGCGCGTTCCGCCTCGGCACGGGCCATATCCTGCTGCAATTGCGTGATCTCCTCCGCCGTCAACGGTCGGACGATCTCCACGCCGGTTTCACAGTTGATCTCGATGGCGATGGGTGGTTCATTCATTAGGGGAGTCCGTATAAGCGAAAAGTGGACCCGTTAACGAACGAGTCTCCCGCCGTACAAGTAAGCGTTATAGATGTTATTGCAGATAGTGATTTCCAATACCCAGAAGGACACGACCATGATCCTAAATTGATGCCGGTCCCACTGTTGTTTCCGTAACTTAACAGTGTGGTTTTAAAGAATGTAGTGGACGTATAGTTTAATATTAATAATACCGCTCCGCCTCCGCTAGTTGCTAGTCCGTTAGTATTGCTCATTATAACGCCATTCGCTATATATGTAGTGGCTCCATTTGATTGATTTAAATAATTGCTACCTGTATCAGCGTTGAATACAGCGCTACCCCACTGTTCGGTATAGGCTCCGCTAGAGCGCTGCACGCTTACAAGTTGTAAATGAGTAAATGTACTCGGTATCGAACTGAACGTGTATGTAGCGGTATTTGCAGTTATGTTCGCACTCGCCAGCAGCGTCGGTACATTACTCAACGTATGCACGTGATCTGCCCGTGCAAGGGTCGTGAGGCTCCCCGTCGCGAGCGCAGTGGTCTGCCCATTGACGACGACGGGTGTGCCAAACGCCTCGCGACTGTGGCGGTGATCAGACAGCGCCACGGTCGTAGCAGTCCCCGTCGCTGCCGTGTCGCCGACCGCGGATGCGCCTGCGATGGCTGATCCAGGCATGGCATGGACGTGATCAGCCAACGCCGGACTGGCACTGGTGCCCGTCGCCTGCGTGCTGGACACCGTCAATGCCGAGGGTGCTGCACCAGCGGGAAACGCGTGCTTGTGATCCTCCCGCGCCACGCCGGTTGACGTGCCAGCAGCAGCCGTCCCGCCAATCGTGGATGCGGTGATTGTCGTGCCGTATGCCTCGCGACTGTGGCGATGGTCTGACCGCGCCACCGTTGTCGCACTGCCTGCTGACGCCGTGTCCGCAACTGCGGATGCGCCAGGCGTGGCGAATGCCTCGCGTCCGTGCGTGTGGTCTGACCGCGCTACCGTGGTCGCCGTGCCAGCGACTGCGCTGTCACCCACCGCTGACGATCCGGGAGTGCCATATGCCGGTGCGTTCACCGTGACGGCACCCGTTGCGCCGGAGACCGACACGTTCGTCCCGGCCACGATGGATGTGACGCCGGTGTTGCTGATCGACAGGCTTGTGGTCTGCGACCCGGTAACCGTGATCCCGGTGCCACCAGCAACCACCGGCGCGGTGATCGTGACCGCGCCGGTTGATGCGGACACCGTCACGCCCGTGCCTGCGAGACTGGTCACGCCCGTGTTGCTCACACTCAGCGTGGTTGTGCCACTGATCCCGATCCCGGTGCCAGCCGCAATCGAGGCTGCAATCGTCGGCGTCGTCGTGCCGGTGACCGTGATGCCGTTACCGGCCGTCACGGATGTCACTCCGGCTGCGCCACCGCCACTTGTGCCGAGCGGTCCGGACATCGTTATTCGCTCGCCGAACCGACGACGGTGATGCTGCCGGACGTATACGCCGTGATATTGGCGCGGATCGCCGTCAGGCCGGAGGCATCGTCAGCGATGTACACACCAGCCGTGGTCTGCGTGGTCGAGTGCGTGCGCGCTGCGGTTGACAGGTCGGACAGCGCGTACGTCACGTAGTTCGTGCCGTCAACCGTCGCCTGGAAGGTGATCGTTCCCACGAACGTGCCGGACACTTGGAACATCGCCCGGTTGTACCCGGCCATCAGGATCGACGTCCCCGCGCCAGTCGCTACCGCCGCCGTCTGCATTGCCGTCACGCCGGATTGACGCGCCATCGTAAACCTCCAGAATTGCACGGTGCATGGGCGCATGCCGGAGACCGGCACGCACCTGCACCCGTCGTGTTAAATGCCTTCGAGGTATGCCAGCACCCATACCGTTACCACGATGTCGGCAGTGATCGGCGTCCACGATGCCGTGGTCAACTTGACGCCGACGTACGATCCGGCAACGCCGCGGTCGCTCTCGCGACTCTGCTTCGCATACGCGGCGGTCGTGTCAGTCGCGTTCAGCACAGTCTGCAATCCGGTAACGGTGCCATCAATCGTGGCATCCGCGGTCAGTGTCCCGGCCGTGCGTGCGGTGCTTGCGCGGATGGAGACCCCGACGATCTCGAAGTCGAATGGCAGGGTGTATCCCGGTACCGCGAGCACGTCGTCAGTGGTTGCGGCGCTGTCGCGCACCTCCACGATGTTCATGGCGACGGCGGTCTGGCTATCAGCCACGTCGGCTTGGCCGAAGTGCAGCGCGATCAACTGGCCCTTGGAAATAATGCGTTCAATGGCGGTCATGTGCGTTCCTTCAGGCAAGCGTGACGGCCGGTCGCCCGACCGTCACCTGCCCATCGGCTGGTGTCGCGTGTTAGGCGACGGTGATGTTGTACAGGACGTCGGCGCACTCGATGCCCGATACAGCGCCCGTACCGGAGTACCGGCCGAGACCCGCACGGACGTAGAGCGCGATTACGAACTGATCGGTCTTGATGTCGCGGAAGGTCTCGACGCGGATGCGCCGACGGAATCCGAGACGGAACCCGTTGCGGTTGAATGCGGCAACCTGGCCCTTGACGTTGTTGGCGCTGGTCGTTGACACCTTGCCGTCCGCCTCAGTCTTCGACATCGCCATCGACGTGATCAATGGCGACTGGCCGATGCGTCCCAACTGTCCGGTCAGGACGGTGGCGCTCGGTCCGAATTTGTCAACCGAGATGACCTCATCAAGGCTCGCGCACTTGTCGGCGGTGTCAGGATCGGCGACGTAGATCAGGTCCGACGGATTGGTCGGATGTCCCCAGTCCTGAAGGAGCGCATCCGACCGCATGCGCGCCTGCTGGCCCTTGAGAAGACCCCATGTGACCGCGCCCGCCGCGTCCTTCTTGTTCGCCGTATTGTCGGTTAATCCCGCCTTGCGGATGCCGTTGAACGCCAGGTAATGCTTGGTGTCCGCCGGATCGGCGTCGTCCAGGTTGATGTTTCCCGTCGCGGTGTTGGTCGTGTCACCGTTGAGGATCAGGCTGTCCATGTAGTGCGCAGTGGCGCGTGCCAACTGTGCCCGCAGAAACGGCACGAACGGGATGATGCTGTCCTCGTCGAGTTCGCCAGACCAATACTGGTTGAAGCCGAGTTTGGACGCGGTGATCGACACGCGGTTGCTACCCGTCTTCGTCGACGTGTTCGCCGACGCGCCGGATGCGGTTGCCTCGGAGAACAGGAGCATCTCCGGTAGGTCCGCCTCGACCGGCACATACACCGTCGGGTCGGTCATCTCGAATTGCGGGATCAGCGCCATGATGCGGCTCTCGGCCTGCGCAGACATCCACAGGTCACGGACGTATTGCGCCCCAATCAACTGGCTACCGAAGCCGGACTCGGCCGAGTCCATTGCCTTGCGGTACGCGCTGGTCGCCCACCACATGCCCTTGGCCGCGAGTTCGCGATCAGCGCCTGCGAAGGAACTGACCGGCACACGCGGAAACAGGTTGTCAATGGCACGCTGGTCAATCGCCTTGACCTCGGCCTCCGGCATGTAGTGCGCATCGCTGATGGCCTTGAACGCGTTCTCTAGGTCAGTTGATGGCCCGCGTCCACGGCCCGCGCGCTGCTCGGCGCAAGCGATGTCGTAGAGGAACTCGACGTCCGAGATGTTGAGGTTATGCCGGGCGAACTTGGAACCAACCAGTTTCTGGTCGGTGCCGAAGCGGATCTTCCGCACGAACTCGCTGTTCGGGTTGGCGACCTCCGCGTCGATGATCTGCTTGGCGATCTGTGCGGCGCGTGCCTCGAAGGCTGCGTCGTTGGTGACATGCTCAGGCAAGCTCTTCAGCCGCGCCTGCACGTCGTTGAGGATGGTTCCGATATCAGCGGTTGACATTATTGTTTCTCCAAGAACGCCTTGAGAGCGTCAAGATTGGCGGCGAGTCCCTCGCCTCCGTAGGGTAATGCCGGCGCCGGAACTTCCGGTGCCGGTGCGTCGCCTCCACCCAATGACGCCAATACCTGAGTGATCAGGTCCAGCGCTTGGCGCAGCCGCATCTCGTTGCTGCCGGACAGGACGCGACCCGCTTTCGCATGATCCGCTTCGCCTTCCCAAAACAATCCGAAACGCTCGGCCATGCCGAGTTTGGCAACGGTGTCCGCCGGGACATAATCCGGCGGTTCCTTATCCAAGGCCTTGTAAACGCGTTCGAGTCCATTGTAGGCGCGGCGTCGCACCGCGTCCGTGGTCTCCGTGTCCATCAGCACCGCCAGCATCGCGCTGGCGACCAACGGCCACACCGCATCCGCAAACCCTGCAACGGGGATTGTGTCCGCATCGTTCGACAACGCGGCAATGCGCGTCTCCTCGATGGCTTTCCAGGCTGGCGCCTCCCGCCCAAAGTCGGTGTAATGCTTCGCAAGGTGGTCGTACACCGGTTTGCGGTCCGCGTCCGGCATCATGACGCCGCCTCGGCCACCAAACATGATCGACATACACTGCGCGACGCCACGCCACACACAATCGTATGGCCCGGCCACGGTGTGGTGCGCGAGTTTGTAACCCGCCTCGACATCGGCACGTTCAGGATCGACCCACGCGCACATCCGCTTGAGATCGTCCACGCTCGCCTTTGCTGTCTCGGCTGGACCGTCCCAAGATTGGCTTTCGGGCGCAAGTCCCGTCTTGCGATAAGGGATCGCGCCACGCGTCACGTTGTCGACAACCGGCGAGCGATGCGGAACCATCGAGCGGATGCGAATGGCATCGGCATTGGCCGGGATCGGGACGACGGAAATTTCCAACAACTCCTTGCGTACGTGCCTGACGGCAATGGATGGGTCGGGTGCCACGCTCACAAGCGCTTTCATGGTCTCGTCATCGACGGAGCGAGATGCCCGCAATGCCGCCATGTCAGGGTATTCAATTGCAAGCGGTCGAAAACCCACCGAGACGGCGCGAAGGTCGCCACCGTCCACAAGTGATCGCGCAAGTGCGCCATACTCGGAGTCGTTGAACCGGATGTCCGCGGTCCAGCCGTTGGCGTCCTGGTTGATCGCCACGCACCGCCCGACGATGGACTCAATACTTTCGTACGAGTGGCTGTCAAGCACGACCGGGTTGGTCAGGTACGAGGTAAAGTCCCACCCATCAACCGTAACAATTTCGCCTTGCCGGTCCATGCGGTCGGTGGTGATCACGAACGTGTAGAGCGGGACGCCGTCAGGCCCCACCTGCTTCGTGCTAAACCCAGCGTTGGTGTACTGGCGTGCGTCCATTGGCATCAATCCTAGCCTATTTCGAAGGTCATGGTGCACCGACAGTTGACGACTTCCTTCGCCGATGGCAACTGGTGTGGTGCAGGTCCGGTGTCATCGCCGACGTGGAAATCGGCATCGATTGGTACGTTGCGGTTCCGCGCGTCACGGTGTGCCACAACGTGCGTCTCGCGGGTCCGCGCGTCCAGTGCCGCAAGCCAGTTCTTGCCGGTGACGACGCCGGATTGCTTGGCACCTTCAAGACTGCCCGCGTTGGATGCGCCGATGACCTCGGTGCGCGCAATGGCTTCGGTTCGCCACGTCGCGGCGTCGGTGAATACCTGCGCCACACGCAACTGCAATGTCGGGATGTCCTCGCCAGACGCCAGCCCGGCCGCGAGGCTCAGTTGCAACGTATTCCACGTCGTTTCGTTGACGGCACGCGCAAACCGTTGCGCCCTCCCCTCGAGGATGGTGACCGCGCGCGGGTCTCCGAGGTCAAACGACATGGCAATATTCAGGTCGTCCAACGTGGCTTGTCCGCCGTCCTCCATCGTCGCGCCGATCAACGGCAACCCGAGCGCGCGCAATTGACGGTTCCATGTGGCAAGGTCGAACGGGTCCGCCTGCGCGCCCCCCGCGTCCTTGATGGCTTTGGCCCGAAGTTTGGCGCTGACGCTGTCGCCTTGGCGCCGGAAATACTCACGCAGTGCAGCCATGAACCGCGCCTCGTGCTTGTCGGTGCGGGTGGTGAACGCTTTCCAGATTTTCTGGTGCTCGACGCTGCCGTATTCCACCCACGCTTTCGAGGTAACCTCAATGACGGGTGCCGTTGAGGGAAGCGCCAACGTCGGCCATTCAATGGCTTGCAATGCCTTGATAGGTGCTGGTGCCGGTGTGGTTGGCGCGGGTGCGCTTGCATCGCTGACCGGTACCAACGTGGCTGGCAACCATGCCGCATCGCCCCACGCAAACCCGGTCTTGCCCGGTGGCAGGAACCGTGGCGCCAACTCCTGAAGTGCCCGGTTCAGCGGTACGCCGACGCCGACAAGTTTGACCACCTGATCGATGACTTCAGCGCGGTCTTCCTGCAAGGTCTCGATGTCCGAGGCATCGAACTCGACTTCGTCGGCCTCGGCGCCGAACAACGGGACCAACTGTTCGGTGATCTCGTCGGCCAGGAACCGCGCCTCAGGTAGCAGCGTGTCGGTCCACAACGCCTTCGCGGCCTGCTCGTAATTGGAGTAGGTCGAATGCGTCTGGTCGCCGATCAGTTGCGGCGCGACGCCGTATACCGTACACACCTCGCGGACCCCGTACGACATCAGGGACAGGAACTCGGCGTCCTTCGGTGTCAGGTTCATCGGCGTGAACGAGATCGGCTGCGTCAGGACCGCCGTGCGGTGCGCCTTGTCAGCGCCCTTGAACCGGCGCTCCAGCATCTGGCTGAGTTGTTCGGCCTGCTCGCGGGTGAGGCTTGACGTTTTGTCGGCGGGACCGATGACGCCCGACAGCATCATGCCGGAGTCGAAGATCTGGCGGTTGGAGCGCATCGCGCCCGCAGCCGTGTCGATTGCCAGACGCGCGGATGCAATCGGTGACAAC